CTGCAGCTCTTCCAAGCCTCAACATCAAAGCACCCTGAGGAATATCAGGAAGGTCCCAACATGTATTAGCCGCAGCGTTTGACCGTCCATTGACAGCTACAACCATTGGATAATTCTGATTATCGCGGCCAACAATACGTACCATTAACGGCTTCAACGGGTCTCTGTCACCGTTCTTTAAATAGCCTTTGATCTCTGGGAAAAGGATTGTATCCATATCCCCGAATGCAGAGTTATTTGCCGGTTTAATGGCGGTTGCAACTCCTGCATTTGTTGCACTGATAGCCTCGCTTAATACGCTCATGATAGGGCGCTGGCCAATAGAGTAATACTTGACCACAATCGATTTTGACTTGTTCGTGCCTGACGCAGACCGCAAAATTTGGTCAACAGGGCAACTCTCAAGCCTCATCTCAGTAATTCTCTTGTTAATCTGCTTCTGATAGTAATCCAAGTCTTTCAACTGATTCTCCATGATTTCCTTGGATTGGGTTAAGGTATTCGCACCTCCAACGCCAACACCCTTAGCATTGTCAAGTGGCCCGACCGGATCGGTGACCGCAGGCGCGTTTGCCATTGCAAACGCATTTCCTGATGTTAGGATCATGGCGACAACGGCCACTATAAATCCTAAAAACTTTCTGAACTTCTTCATTTCAAAATAATTTTAATTAACGAATCTCTTTTTTGTAAAAATCATTGTCCCCGATTTTCTTTAGGACTTCTTTTTTGGATGTTAATGTAGACGGGCCTTCTACAATATATCCGCCGCCCTCTAATTTTCCTATAATCATAATTTGAGTTTTATTCGGTATAAGCATTCTTCATCTTTTCCAATGCCTCAAGAGTCTTGTCTTTCTTCTCCTGGCTCTTGATTTTTGTCCCTCCTGTACCCAAATCAGGAGGCATATTCTTCCGCTGGTTTTGTTTATGAGAAAACATATCTATCTTCTCATTTTTCCCACGCTTATAACCCTTGCTTTCTGCTTGGGCTATCTGCACGTCATAATCCTTTAACTTGAAAAGGCGAATGAAGTCGTCTTTGGTCAGGTCAAAGGTACCTGCTCTCGCAATAAGGCCTTTCTTCGGGTCATAAATCCAGTCGATAAGGTCTTTCACCTGATCTTCTTTATAACCCATTGCAGAGATTGCCGCATCTAATTCGGAATCCTCCTTCTTTAATTTGGCACCTTCGTTTTTTTTGAACTCGGCTTCCTCAGCCATTTCCCGCTCACGCTGTGCCTTTCTATCTTTGAGCTTTTTCTTGGCGCCTTCGTGATCTTCTATATAGTCAAGGAAGTAATCTGCATTCTTATTCAAAAGATAATCTTCCAAGTCAAAGTCGGTACCGTCCGCGTTCTTACCGGAAAGCATTCCCTGCAGTAACTCAGGGGCTATCTTTGAACTGCTGATAATTTTATTAAGCCGGCTTCTTTGTGCTTCGTCATTATCGTACTTATCTAAGGCCTCATTGGCAACGCCGTAAAGTCCTTCCTCATCATCATCTTTTAGGTCAGGCTTTAACTTTTTAAAGCGAGAAACAAACTTTTGCTTGTTACTCAGTCTTGCTGGTTCTTGCTCAGCACCGGCATTGGCATTCTCCTGTTGTGCTGCCGGTTCTACTGCCGGTTCTGTTGCTGCTGCAGGCACTTTTCCATTATTAGTTTTGACCATGTCTTGAAATTTTTGTTAAAGATATAGGAATTATCATGCCTCAAAGTCATAAAATATAAAATATAATTTCTATTTTTGTAAAGTACACTTGTTATATGTATTAAATACCATATAAAAATATGTAATTATTTATATCATGCAAAGTATTCTATATGAAGCATAAATGCAGTGTAACCGAAGTTTATATAAGAAGGGATAGAGTAATACTGCCTAAACTATACAGCGAAGCGAAAAAGGTCGCAACATATCCAACGACCATGAAAAAACTTTGCCAAATAGTCTCCCGCCTCGAAACACCATACTATTGCATTTCTGATGATGCTGCATTGGACTATGTTAGGAAAAGGAAACTTCATGGTATTAAAAAAACATATGCTACAAAATACAAGCAAAAGCTCTTTGAGGCACTGTACGATGAATTTGAAATGCTTGCATCACAAGATTCTTACAAGGACAAAGGACTACAAACTATCGTAATCGCTGCCCTTGAACGGAAGGCACCATGCATCGGGCTTACCCCTTGGATCATACAATACAAACTGTCGAAGATACAAAAAGAAAGGAAAAGATGACTAAACTATATATAACACTATTGGCTTGCGCGCTCATGCTGCCTATCATTCCGTTTTCAAAGTACGTCGCTGCAGGCACGACAAGCCCATTATTCACGCATTTCGTCTTCATGTTCGGGCACGCTTCCGTATTGCACTGGCTGTGCAACACATGGGGTCTCCTGATGCTTCACAATCTCTTCAAATGGCGCAGACTGATAACCGCTTGGGGCTTATCCGTTATACTCTCATTTGTATTCATACCTGATAAACCGGTACTTGGCGCATCTGTGTTCGTCGCTTTCTTCATGGGACTTATTGCGGTCCAACAGTTCCGGAGAGATAAGACGGCGGCTATTCTTACATTACTCATTCTTGTCATAAGCTGTTTCCTGCCTGGATTTGCAGGAAGCTATCATATCATTCTCTATCTGGCCGGAATGCTTTCTTTCTATATAGAAAGAGTATTCAAAAATTTTGCAGACTATGCAAAAGGATAATATAAAGAAAAACGGGAATATTCCTTTTGAACTGCTTAACCGGCTCATAAGAGAGGATAGCAAAAGGGTTAATGCCCTTCTTAAAAGATACGATCCGCTTACAGGAAAAGGTGCACCGGGGAAAAGATTTAAGTGTGTAATATCTGATTTCCTGAACGGAGAAGAAGAATTTCTCCCCGTTCAGATGTTAGATAGCAAATTTATTCGTGCATTGATCAAGTGCGGTTCAATCGAGGGTTACATCAAACGATATATGCCGGATTGTGACCTTGCGAACAGCAGGGAAGCCGTTACAAGAAGACTTTGCCGCATAAGGTGTAAGCATGACTTCTATTTCTTCGCAGGCGCTTACGCGAAGATACAAAACAAAAACGGTGGAGAGGATATACCTTTCTACCTTAGACATGCACAAATAAAGCTATGCAAGGTCTTTGAAAAGATGCGACTGGAGAATTTGCCTATATACGTTATCCTCCTCAAATGTAGACAGTGGGGTGGCTCTACCTTGACTGATATTTACATGGCATGGATAATGATATTCTGGGAAACGAGTTGGAATTGCAACATCGTTGGCCACCAGTCTACATCATCAATAACCGTGTTCAACATGTACGAAAGGCTTGTCAACTCTATACCTATATGGCTATTCTATGATGTTGCACAGCCTTACCCGGAAGATGTAGTTAAGATAAAGAATGACTCCAAAAACCCCAATGTAAAGTATCTTGTTCCGCGGTCCTGCACCATTCAAACGGGAACAGCCCTCAATCCGGAAGCAGCAAGGTCTACTAACGTGGCTATGGCCCACATTACGGAAGAAGCATTTTTCCCTGATACGGAGAAATGGACACCTTCAAAAGTGGTGAAATCAGTCATATCACCTATAATGGGTAAGCCTCACAACTTCATCACACGTGAGTCTACACCAAATGGAAGTCAGAACGAGTTTCACGATGAATGGATACGTGCAAAATCAGTAGACGAAAACGGCGCTCCAATGTCGGCCTATACGGCTGCATTCGTAGCATGGTTTGAGATCGAGACCTACCGCGTTGACATGAGCCTTGAAGATAAAAAGGAGTTCGTCTCTTGGCTGTATAAGAACCGTCGTGCAGAAGCCAATAACGGCCGCTATTACTGGAAATTGCTGAAAATGGGTGCCACTATCGGCGGGATAAAGTGGTATATTGAAAAGGCCAAGACGTTTGATTCGTATCCGAGCCTTGACGATATGCAACAGGAATTCCCGTCAGATGATATTGAGGCCTTTAAATATTCTGGAACTGCTGTATTTGACATCTACCAGGTTGAAAACCTTCGGGAAGGTTGCGATCCTAAGATATTCACAGGCGATATAGAGGGTGATAGCAGCTTGCCGGAGACGAAGGAATGTATGGATAACGTACATTTGGTTGAAAAGCCCGGAGGTCCATTAACCGTATGGGATTTGCCTGATGATTCTGAAATTGTCAGAAACAGGTATCTTGTATCGGTTGATATCGGAGGCTCTCACAAAACTTCGGACTGGTCCGACATGACGGTTTTTGACAGATACGACGAAATGTACGGCGGAGTCCCTGTTGTCGTGGCGGAATGGCATGGCCACTGTAACCCTGATCAGCTTGCAATGAAATGCGCCCAACTTTCCCATTTCTATAATGATGCACTTCTGGCAGTTGAAAACAATACGGCATATTCCCGAATGAATAAAACGGACGGTGATGTGTCTGAATTGTTCTTCCCAATCCTTCTGCCTTTGTATGATGACAACGTGTATTGTGATAATCAATCAGCCCTGAAGATGCGCAAGACACACGAAACGAAGTGGGGTGTCAATACCAACCGGTCGACGAAGGTCGCTATGATAATGAACCTAAGTACGATCATAAGGGAACAGGGATATATCGAACGCGAACCAGAAGCCCTGAATGAATACTCCTACTACATGCTGTACCCGAACGGAACGTACGGTAACGTACCAGGTAAGCACGATGATAGGGTGATGTCACGTGCTATAGGACTATGGATTGATAAGAAAATGGATCCACCAAAAATAATTAAGTTCAAATCAAACACAGAAAAAGAACGAGAAAAGTTATTACATCAGAGGCCCAAAGCGCCGGAAATAGTAGGCATATAAAAATATGAAAAAATCAATTAAAGTAGCATTTGAAGATGCGTTCTTCAAGCTGTACGGGCCTTACATGGTCCGTAAGGAAAAACTTCATGCTGTCAAGATGTGGCAGCAAGGTGTACATCAGTGTATACAGATGTACAAAGAGATAGGTTCGCCCCGCGTCTACCTGTTTTACGACAGGAAACATAACGTTTGGTCGCCTATGACGTATGAAAAAAACAAATTGTTAAAGCCGTCATTGCGTGTATTAAGAAGCATGGGAAAACTACGAGGAAGTAATTTGCCCTATGATGTCAATACAATGAAACGTAAATCGTATTACTACACCCCGTCAAAGTGGGGGGCATTAGGTTGTAGCGTTGATAACGCTATAAGGAAGCAAAAGCTACAGATGTGGATTACCTACTATCTGTGCGAACTCTCTAAGCCTATGAAGAAATACCGGGATTACCAACAAGGGTATGACTCCCGTCATCCTCATCAGAGATAAGGTGCTGTGCACCATTCCCCGGTCGACCGTTCGTTATAGGTTGAATCTTACCACCTGCAGGTTGTTGCGCGTTTGCCTGATTACCTGCAGGTGTTTGCGTTTGCTGTGCTGCGGCCTGTTGCTGCTCTTGCATGGCTTGTAGTTTGGCCGCCTTATGCTCTTGCCAAGCCTTCTTCAATTTGGCCGTATCACCAAATTCTGCAACATCAAGCATCTGACCAAACTCAATTTCGTCACGTAGATAAGCCTGATAAGCCAGGTCTTTCATCTCTTCTCGAATAACTGTAGAACTTGAATCCAGAGTAAGCGCAAGATCAAAGTCGATGTCGCACATTGTCTGTGGGTTGAAGTACTCTTTAATGTCTTCTCCAGTAATCATGACCGAACGGCGTTCGGTATAGAATTGCTGTATCTCCCATAGTTGTCTTTTTGCAACCCTCAATGTAAACTGATTAAAGCTACTGACATAATCAGTGACACTTGTGGCCGCAGAATCCTTTTCTATCTGATACTGCTTTCCGGAGGTATTCTGGTGCACGCCCTGCAATGCAGGTTGTATGCCTGACTGCTGCACGTTCAGGGAACGGTCACGATTTAGGATAAGATCCAATCCAGCCGGCAAACTCTTGTTCTGGATTGACTGTGGAATATTGCCACTTTTTTTGGACGTGTATAAGATAGTACCGTCGACCTTCACATAATTTTCGGCTATCTCATCTACGCTCATCTTATCCGAAAGGGATTGCTCGTCAATGGCAAGCACACCCTTGGAAGAGTTCATAATGATAAAGTCAAGCAATATGTTATCGTGATTATATTGCCGTTGCTTATCAATCAGTCGGTCAACATAACTCCTGATTTCATTGAAGAATCCATACGCAAGAAATACATACGGGTGATAGTAGAAAGAATAGCCGTCACGAAGGACTTTGTAAGGTGAAAGCCCTTCATCAAGGAGATAGCCGTTAGGCGAAAGGAACCGGTAATACCAAACGTCCTCAATGGCCATTCGGTATTCTATGAGACCAAGTTCTGAGGGGTCAACATAATATTGAATATCCCCATTCTCGTCAAGAATATTAACTCCGTTTTCGTCCTTCTTGATATTGTCCTGCTTGCGCCTTTCATTCTCAGCGTCCATTGTAGCCTTTTCTGACAGTGGACAATATCCGGCCGTTGCATTCAGGCGGTCATGATACCAATAAGCCCTATTATATTCCTTCGTCCATATCTCGATTACTCTATAACGGCCAATAATGCTACTATGATAGAAATCATCAAGGTGGTCAATTTGGTTACGCCCGGTATCTCCTGAGTTTTGTTCAACAGGCAACGAATTTGCGGCCACATAGATATTCTTCAACGTTTCCTCGTCGGACGGCTTACGAAGGAACTTCTGCAATATCTCCTGCCATGATAGATCATGAGCCTCAGCTATGAAGTCAATATCACTAAGGTCCTTTTTTTGCCAAGGCGGTACCGCTATATTGAAAGGAGATACAGCGTCAACAAATACATCTTCCTTGCCTTCCCGGAACGTCCATTGCACTTTATCAATGACAAAACCTAAATCCAAATTCACCTCGAACTGGTCGGCGGCATGCTCGCTCTTGCTGTTGTTGTTGTCATTCTGACGAAGAAATTCAGAGAATAGCCCTGCATATTCATTTTCTTCACTGTCAACGCTCTTCACACGTGGCGCCATGTACTGCTGACGGACAAGGCCTTTCAAAGTAACCATTTTATCAGTAATAATATCATTGCTGATAGCCGGTACGCCCTTCATCTCCATATAATCATGGACGGTTAACGAATTCCCATTATACGTAACCGTATCGTTAAGCTGCCTGCCCATGTAATAGTCTATATCCCTTGTGAACTTCTTGCGGAGTTCGGCCATATTATCGTAATATGCGCCTGCAAGCCGAACAAGGCGGCTATACTCATAGGAATTATTGAAAGGAGTGTGGTCATAACCTTTTTGGGATTCAGAGCCTCTTTCTGTATCACCTGTTAAATTGGATTCTAATTGCATTTCCTTGTCGTATTTTCTGCAAATATATTAGATGCTGTAACCGATAACGTTATAAAATATAGATTTTATAACTCCTGACATTTGATAGCATGTTAGCTTTGCTGATAAACTTTATACGCTATGGCAAAGAAAAAACAGATTATTGTTACACAAAGTGCCGTTTTTACGAAAGACAACGAGGGCAAAGTAGACTTGTTGGCTAAGGCAAAAGAATCACTTAACACCCTACACAAATACGGGATAGGTATTACTATCTTGATTAAGGACCTTAAGA